CTACAAACATTCCCCATGTTCCAGGACTTTCATCATCACCATCAGGTTCCCAAGTGCAATACTGAATGTCATTTTGATATTCATAAAAAAGGAAGTCAAAAACACTTGATTGATCTTCTTCAGTCTGACAATAAATTTTCAGATTGTTCAATTTCATAATTAGGTGGATGGAATGTACAATATTCATTAAAGGTGATTTTCATCTCTTTTTCAGTCAGATTGCAATTCTTTGCTGCTTTCGGTAAATTCCACTTCGCTGCGAATAACATTTCCATAGACTGTCGGGTTTCTGGTCTCATAATTATAGCAGATAAGGATTTCTTCGTAAAGTGATGAGTCGTAAAAATTCATAAAAAAGTAATAGGGCAATTTTTTGCCGGAATTTTTTTTCGACCTTTTTTGGAATCAAAGGTCGTTTTTCCCTCAGAAAGGATTTGAATATGCAAGAGTGTCTTCATCACAATTGTCACGTACAAATTTGAGCACTGCCATGAACTCATCTACAGTTTCACAATCCACGACACGCTCTTCACCCTCATTGGAGTACAAGAAGAACTTACGGGATACGGTATCGACAACGCAGCGGGTCAGGTACTCGTCTTGCATGGGGTTCTCTTGACTACCTCCGTATTATAGGGCATCTGGGGTCTGGTGTCAAGGGTCATAGATGGAAATCGAGGTTGCCAAACCAGTCAGGGCATCCAGACCCGAATCATAGTCAATAACATTAGTTGTTCTATTACCTGCTTCAATATACCAGGTATTTAACTCTTCTCTATGTTTGGATGCTCTTAGATTATTGATATCTTCACTCGCTCCTTGTGGAGCTCCAATACGAACTCGAAGTTGAGTTCTTATAGTATCGATTTCAGATGTAATATTGGTGATGGAAGTTCCAGCACCAGCAAGAATGGCATTAAGATTTGATTCACTTTCATCTTGAAAGAAATAGTAAGTTCCTATTGCTGATTGTGAAGTTACTACACTTTCAGCACCTGCGTAATCAACATCCCCCGAATGATATACTGTTTCACCAATTCCTAAAGTGTTATTTGCATAATATGCAGATTTAGTGGAGTTGCGTGAAACTCTAGTGAATTCTCCATTTGCTAGAGGTAAGTCACTAGCACCATGATTATCATCAGAAAGATTTGGGTAATGATATGCTGCTAAAATATCAGGATAAACAGTGCCTTTTACACCAATAACATTTTGAATGACAGGACCTGGTAAAGTTTCAGTTCCATATACGAATGTTGTAATACCTGCAGGATTAACTACATCATTTGAAATTCCGCTAGTTAATGTTGCAAGTCTATTGTTTGGGGAAGTTGTTAAAATAGTTGTTAAATCTTGAGTTGGACTTTCATTAAATCCTTGTCCAGTAAATACGTTCCCAATAATAGTTACAATTTCTTGTTTCTTAGCATTAATTACATCAATATATTCTCTTTCAAAAATATCATCCATTGCCTCACAAGATGTTTTGAGGTCAGTGAATTTTTTTATTTGAATACCATCATAATCAGGTATTTTTACAGTTTTTACAAAATCGGTAAATGTTTCTGGTGGATTATCTACAGGTGGTGGAAGAGGTGTTCCTGGATTTTCTTTTAGAGTTTCATCATCATATTCTTTTTGTTCAGACAATTCTTCATAGGCAGAATATCCTGCTGTTCCACCAAGAGTTGTTTGAGAAAGATTAAATGGATTAGTCATTATCTACCTCCTTTGTACTCCTTTCTCCTCTTGCATCATAATCATATCCAGAAATTGAGAACTGCTTGTCATCTCCTGGATATTCTGCAGGAGTATCACCTTCATATTCAACAATTAATGGTTCTCCATCAATTCTTGATGCTTGGATTACATAGTAACAATCAATTTCAGAATCATTCCCAGACCTAATATTAATCAATCTTCCATCATCAATACTTTCAACAATCAAATCCTGTGAAGAACCAATTTGTGTCAGAGTTACTGTGATACTATCAATATCAATCAATCCATTCCAATAAGATGGTATTTCTATTTTACTTTTACCTGTAAGTCTGCCTCTATAATAAACCCCAGCTTCAGGACCCTCAAGACAAATATGTCTTAGTCTATGATTGGGTTTATTTGGGTGTTTGATATCAAAACCTTTCCAAGACTGCTTGTTTATACTTCCAATAAACGTAGGAGCAATTACTGTTCCGCCAAATAATCCTGTTCCACCAACCTGAAGAGTCTGATCGATTGCAAGATTACCTAATCGCATGTTGTAATGCAACCAAGGTTGACATGCTTCTACTGGATACTCAATGTCTTGTGTGATTCCTTTTGTAGGATAATCATACGATGTAGAGAATCGACCAAATGTTGGTTGATCTCCACAATGAGTATTCCAATTTAGTTCTGGTGGTAAGTATTCAAATGCCATTATTATCCTCTCTTGTCGTAGTGGAATCCAGAAACTGAATACTCATCATTATTACCTGGATAATCTGCAGGGGACTCTCCTTCATATTCTGGAATAAGTCTTTCACCATCTGCTCTTTCAGCAAAAATGTGATAGTAACAATTGATAGGAATACCTCCATTTGATTGGAGATATACTTTTTCTTCATCAACTCTCTTCACAATTACATCTTGATGTGCTCCAATCGGAGTCAAATTGACTGTAATTGTAGTCCAATCAACAAGTCCCTTCCAATATGTAGGTAACAAAATCTCCTTTCTATTTGTTACTCGTCCCCTAACATAAACATCATTTGATGGACCTTCGGGGCAAGTATGCCTCAATCGGTATCCTTCTCTAGTTGGGTGAGGAATATCAAAGTTCTTCTTTGCTGCAAGAATATGCCCACCATTATTTGACATAACATTTCCTTGAGCAATAATATTTCCGCCAGCAAAAACATCAGTCTCAGTATCAACTACACCAAGAAGTGCTGTTGGACCAGAAACTGCTAAAGAATATGGACTATGATTTCCTCCAGGAAGCAAAAGTCCAGGTGTAATTCCTGCAACATTTGATATTGGAGAATCATCTGAGTTTTCATATGCTCCAATGCAAACTGTTGCATAAGGTGTAGAAAATTCTAGATTACCACCAAAAACAGCAGGACCTTCACAAAACATAGATCCATTTACTTTTGCCTTACTTTCTCCACAGGCAGGAACAACACCTTGACCTATTTTTAGTTGTCCGCCAATATTTACGTCGTCTAAAAACATTTTTATCCAATCGAAAATTCTTTATTGTGATGAGATTGATGACCATACTTATCATCTTTTTGGGAGCAACCATCAGTAACCGCTCTTATTACAGATGATATAAATTTCATTTGACCATTTGCAACAATCTCGCAAGTGGTTGGAGTTTGTAATCTCATGAGATTTTTAGCAGTGGCATTTACCTTTTTAGCCTGCATAGCAATAGATTCACTTGCAGTCAATTTGATATTGCCCTGATCTCCAGCACCAACAGCAACTAATTCAATATCATCAGCAACCATTCTTATTTTACCATTAGTTGCAATAATGTCAATATCGCCATTCTCAGCATTGAAAAAGATACCATCTTGTTCTGCCTCAAGATCTGATCCACATCTAATAGAAACAGCACCTGGACTAGTTAGTGTTGTATATCCAGGTCTTTGTCCATCATGATCCATAAAGAAACGATGGCGACCATCTTTTCCCTGTAACATTACAGATGAAGTTACATCACCTTTCTTATGAACTTTTCCAAAAGAAATAGACCCATGATCATTTCCATATTCAATAGCAGTATGATTACACTTTGCTGTTGGAGAATCTCTCCTAGTATTATTAGTATTTGATTGTGTTGCCATTTTACTACTCAGTAATAACTATTTACACAAGATTATCAGGAGTTCCTGGAATATTGAGTCTAGGATTATTGCTACTGATATCAGTACCAGATCTCTGAATTGCAGAAGGTCTAGTTGTAACCTGACCATCAATACTCTCCTGAAGTGTTGCATAGACTTGAATAAGTCTTCCTGCAGTTTCATATCTTCCAGCATAAGGAATACCATCTTTGAAGAATACTTCTCCATAATATGGGCGTCCCTCAATATATCCAGTTTGTTTGAGTCCAGCAAGATCAGTAATTTGAATTAGAGTTCTAGGATCAGCACCGATTGGATCAACGACAAGATCTGTTTTTGGAAATCCCTTGAACCCAGAACCTGTTCTAGTGTTAATTGTAACTATAGGAGTCTGTGTAATAGGTATTGGTAAGAAATCTCCAAGACCAACAACTTTTCCAAAATCTCCAGTAATTATAGGAATTTTTACTCCAGTACCAATACCAGTACTAGTACTACCACCAGTTATTGTTATACTATCTCCACTAGTGTATCCAATTCCAGAACTATCAGTGGTAAATCCAGTTATTCTAACTTGGAAAGATGGGACAGTAGATATCCCTAATGCACCAGTACTAATACCAGTACCAGTACCAGTACCAATACCAATACCAGTATCAGAAAATCCAGTACCAATACCAATACCAGTACCAATACCAGTAATGCTAAAAGATCCAATGCCAGTAGAAACACCGATTCCTCCTAGATTAGGTAACAATGATGTTGTAAGTCCATTTCCTGGCTCTCTAATAATAATTTCAGCAACAGTTCCAATGCCAGAAATTATTTTAGGGCAAGGTGGAGAAATAAGGACAGCACTAATACCAACAGGATTTACTAACCAAGATCTTTTATCCCCAACATCATTATATTTCACACAAGAAATTTTACATCCAACATAAACAGGATTTCTACTGAAGTTTGTTCCAGATATTTTAGTATTTTGTAAAGTCAATCTAACTTTACGCTTACCTGCTTTAATGTCTGATATAAATGTTTGTACTCCATCACCCCTCTCAACAATTCCTATCCTATCATATCGAGTAACTTCAATTTTCTTAGTGCTATTTTCACCCTTGTAGTTACCATTAGTATTAGTAACTTCAACTTTTTGTCTACTTATTTCTAGTTGAGCAAAATCATCTGCCTCAATTTCAATTTCATATTCACCATCTGTAGGGAATAATACATCATCCCAGACTATTTCCCAAGTTCTACCTTGAAGAGTTTTTCCAGTTTCTTTTGTACCAAATTCAAAGAATGGAGATAAGAGTCTTCCAAGTTTACCACGCTCATAAGTTGTGAGTGTTGGATTGGAAATTATATTATCTCTATTTGGAACTGTTCCTGGAGCAGTTACTGTTGCTTTTTTATCTAAAATTTTATCTTTAACCTCATATGATGCACCATCTACTTCTGTAATTTGAGTTGGCGCAATAGATGTAGCGGCATCAAAACGATAATACAAATCCCAAGTTCCTCTACCTCTATCTCCAAAAACTCTAGTTTTATTTGCTGGAGTGAAAATACCAGCAGTGCATTGTATCTGCATATCATTATCATTATTTACAGACTCTACAAAATCAGCAAAGATTGTATTACTAGATCTTTTTCCTCCTTCCTGAGCAGATCTTTTTTTACCAAATCCTGATTCAAGACAACCTTGCTCAAGGACTCTTGTTTCGATAGCACCTCGTTTTGTAAAACTAACTTTGAATGTTTTTCTCTTCGATCCAGTTTTACCTTTTTGTTTGAATTCTTTATCATCTATAGTTAACTGGCCAATTGCTTTTCCATCACTATCTTCACTTGGATTGTCATCCCACTTCAAAACAACATCAAAAGAACCTTCTCCAGTTCCTTCCGCAATAATCTCAGACATATCAGAAGAGAATTTTACATTAATATCTCCTCTAATATCTTCAATCTCTAAACTGTTATCATCTTTGCCATCTCCAGGTGAATCTAAGAAAACAATTTTTGTATCGCTATCTAGATAATTCGAAGCACTAGGGCCTCTATCATCTTCTCCTGGTTCTGTGTATTTGATTCGGAAAGTTTCTCTATTTTCTGTGATTCCACTGGCAGAAAAGTTTCCAGATCCAATTTTGATAGTCTCAGTTTGCTCTCCACTCTCTCCTTTTTGCTTAAATTTAACATCTCCTATCTCAATACTACCAAACACTTTTCCATTCTTTTCAGGATCATCATCCCATTTAAATTTAATTGTAACGTCTCCATTATCAGTTCCAGTAATAACGAGTCTTTCGCCATCATTAGAAAACTTTGCATCTAATCCTGGAGATGTTGATTCAATTTTTAAAATGGCATCTTTATCAAATCCATTACCTGCGAGGTCATCAAACTTGAGAGTTTTTTTAGAATCACTTCTCTTGAATCCAAAATCTCTTGGATTTCCAAGATTATATTTGATAGGAATTTCTAGTCTTGTTTCAGTCTTACCAGATTCTTTTTCTTTCAAATGTGAACCACTTCCAGTAGGTACAAATTGTACAAAATAATCAACATTAGTTTTTATATTTTTAGAAATCGTATCAATCGTATCACTTTTATCTACATTTCTAATAGTAAATGTATGGCCCCCATTAACC